AAGTGTTTCGATAAACTACATTGAAGGGACTAATTATGTCTTGGCTGCTAAGTAACCCTGATAGACCATATTTGGATCATTCGAAGACCGATGTCATGAAAACATGGCGCAAATTTGGCTTTGTGCCTCCCTCAGAAAATAAGCCTATAGAGCCGCTCAAAAGGGATGGCCTAGGCCAGGGTATTCCCAAGGCCATAACAACGGCACAGGGAGGCTAGAAATGCGTTGCAGAGCATGTAATGAAGTACTGAGTGACTATGAAAACACGATCAGAAGCATTTACACTAGGGAATATATCGGATTATGTAAATACTGCCTCGATAGTGTCAAAAGTGAGGTTGTTGGTGTCGGTAACATTTCGCTTATGTCAGAATTGGACGACATCGGCGAGTCTTTAGGCACTGACGAAGACCCATTTGGCTGCGATAAGCATAATGATGACTACTATGAAAGGTAAAAAATGAGAGTCTTAATCGCTTGTGAATATAGCGGCAGAGTAAGAGAGGCTTTTGCATCTCGAGGCCATTATGCAGTAAGTTGCGACCTGTTGCCGACAGATATGGCAGGATTACACTATGAAGGCGATGTGTTAGATATTATCAATGATGGGTGGGATTTAATGATAGCGCATCCACCATGTACTCACCTTGCCGTAAGCGGGGCTAGACATTTTGCAGCAAAAATAGCTGATGGAAGGCAGCAAGAAGGTATTGACTTTTTTATGCAGATGGTAAATGCTCCCATTGATAGAATAGCTGTTGAAAATCCTATAAGCATAATGTCAACAAAGTATCGAAAGCCTGATCAGATCATTCAGCCCTGGCAGTTCGGACACGGTGAAACAAAAGCAACTTGTTTGTGGTTGAAGAATCTTCCTTTATTAGTGCCTACTAACATAGTTGATGGTAGGGAGCAGAGAATACACAAAATGCCTCCATCAAAGGATCGCTGGAAGTTAAGAAGTGCTACTTTTAAAGGCATCGCCGAGGCTATGGCAGAGCAGTGGGGCTAACTTGGCACGATTCTTGCTATTATTGATGTTATTAACTATGTTGTAGTAATTATTATTATTTAAAGTCTTTAACAATGTTGTTTCAATGAAAGGTAGGGCAACGATGGAAATCCATGAACAAGAACAAATGTATTGGACCACTGTGAATGATGTTACCGATCTGTTGGTTTATCACAACACTGATGTTGACACCTTCCTAGGTGATGTGTTAGATTCGGTCCTTCGTGTTAGTCCTGAAAGCAGACAGGCAGCACAAATGCTGGGCATTCTTGCCTATTTCAGCGAATTAGAAGACAGAGAGAAGGCAAACATAATCGTGCGAGAGGTCTTAGATGCAGACACAGAGTAAGTTTCTACGCCATGCGCCGTGCGAGGCTTGTGGCAGTAGCGATTCTAAGGCAGAATATGCCGATGGCACTGGCTACTGTTTTAACATCAATTGTAGGACTTATTTTAAGGCTTCTGACGGCTCCGCTAGTGCTCAGAATAGGGTGATACCAATGGATGACTATAAAGCCAGCCAAGAGGCTAAAAAGGCCGTTTCTGGGCAAGTTCTGTCGATACCTGATCGTGGTATCACTAAAGCCACCTGTGAGGCCTACGGTGTCATGCAGTCAGGGCCTCATCACTACTACCCTTATACGGACTCTAAAGGTAATGATGTGGCATGGAAGATTAGAGATGTCCCTAATAAACAGTTCCGATCTCAAGGCAACATCAAGGATGCTATCTTATTCGGACAAGCTAACTGGAACAGTGGCGGTAAATTTGTGACCATCACAGAAGGCGAGTTAGATGCGCTTGCGGCATTTCAGATGATGGGATCAAAGTATCCTGTTGTCAGCATTAAGAATGGTGCATCGTCAGCCGTCAAAGACTGCCAAGCACAGTATGAGTGGCTTGATAGCTTTGAGACTATAGTCCTAGCCTTTGATGCTGATGAAGCTGGCTCCGAAGCTGCCTCAAAGGTTGCTGAACTGTTCGGAAGCAAAGTCAGGATCATGAAGATGCAGCAAGGCTTCAAAGATGCCTGCGACTATCTCAAGGACAATAAGTCTGCCGAGTTTGTGAAGCAGTGGTGGTCTGCTGAGAAGTATGTCCCTGATGGCATTATCGATGGTGCAGACCTGCTTGAATTGGTGATGCAGCCGCTACCAAAGGCACAGGCGCACTATCCTTATCTTGGCCTAAATCAGATGACAGGCGGTATCAGGCAGCAAGAGATGGTGGTAGTCACTGCTGGCTCCGGTCTTGGCAAGTCACAATTCATGCGTGAAGTTATATGGCAGCTACTGTGTGAAACCCAAGACAACATCGGCGTGATGTTCCTGGAGGAATCAGTCAAGCGCACTGCTCTGTCGATTATGTCGCTGGCTGTCAATAAGCCTTTACACCTAAGCGAGGTAGAAATTGATGACACTCAAAAGAAAGAGGCATTCGACAAAACACTCGGATCGCATAGACTCTATTTTTATGATTGCTTTGGCTCTACTGCTATTGACAACATTATCAATCGGGTTCGCTACTTTGCTCGTGGACTTAATTGCCGCTATATCCTACTTGACCATGTGAGCATCGTGGTGTCAGATCAGGCTCACGGCGATGAACGCAAGGCCATAGATGAGATCATGACCAAGCTGCGAATGATCGTGCAAGAGACAGGCGTGTGTTTGTTTGTGGTGTCCCACTTACGCAGGCCAGACGGCAAAGGCCATGAGGAAGGTGCTGCAACCAGCTTGAATCAATTGCGTGGATCTGGTAGTATTGGACAATTAGCAGATATGGTGTTAGGATTGGAAAGAGCAGCACAGCATGAAGATCCTATTGAGCGCAACACCACTAGGGTCAGGGTTATCAAGAATCGCTATTCAGGCGAGACTGGTAAGGCTTGTGCCGTGCTCTATGATCGCTACACTGGCAGAATGAACGAGATAAATGAGGCCTCGTTATGAATCAAGAAAAAGTTAAAGAATTTTTCTTTTACGATGACGGTCATTTATATTGGAAAGTTGATAGAGGACGAAAAAAAACTTTTGGAAAAAAAGCAGGGAGCATAAACAAAGTAACTAAATACTGGCGTGTTAAAATTTTTAACAAAGATTATTTATTACATCGCTTAATATTTTTATATCACAAAGGAACAATGCCTCCCTATCTAGACCACATTGATGGAAACAAATTGAATAATAGGATAGAAAACTTAAGAGAAGCAACTATTTCACAAAACAATTTTAATTCTAAAAAATATAAAAACAACAGTAGCGGAGTTAAAAATGTATATTGGTTTAAACCTACTGAACAATGGGTTTCCAGATTAAGATCAGGAAGAAAAAATGTTTTTTTAAAATATTGTGATACACTTGAAGAAGCTGAATTAGTTTTAAAAGAAGCACGAAAAAAATATCATGGTGAGTTTGCAAACGATGGTATTAAATAAGGAAAACACATGACATCATCACTGATTATAGGATTGGTTGCGTTGGTATCTTCTTTTCTGAAAGGTCTAAAGTAATGTACTCCGACTGGTCTACACACAAGTTGCTTGTCAACATCGAAGAGCGTGATAAAGAGATTGCTTCGTTGGAAGAGGCAGTTATTATCTTGAACACTCAGCGCAACGATGAGGAAGAGCGCACCAAAGTAGCAGTAAAGTTTCTGCGGTCATTGCTGCATCCAGAAGAGTTTGGATGGGCAGTGTCTCAGGAAGTCCGTAAAGAAGTAAAACAAACCTTAATTAACTTAGGAGAATTTTATGAAAGAGATGAAATTAAAAGTTGAGAACTATTTGGGCTTTGATGACGATGGTTACCTGGAGGCAACGATGTTCGTTGGCAACGATGATAATCCTATCATTAACGAAAAGTTTAATATGAAAGATATTGTTAAAGAGTTCATTACTGTGCGCTCCAGTGACACTGGCTTTGATAAACTTTGCCTAAAGCAACGTGATCTGCTGGTGAAAACACTAGAGCAGTCTATTGAAATGCTCAAGAAGGCCGCATGAGTGCCTGGCTCATAGCGATCATAGGAGTTGTCTATGCGATTGTGGCTGCTGACTTACTTTGGCGTGGTA